AGCAGCTAGAAACTATATCTTGTACGATGAGATATGGGGTGATGGTAAAGTAGAGGAAAAAATTAAGTATTGGAAAAAAGATACAGCAGGTTTTAAATGTAATGATTTACCTATATCATCATATTGTGCGAGGGGCACTTGTCTAAAAAGAAAATTTGGTATTGGTGGTCACTTTGATTCACAGTGGCCATCAGTATCAGGTTTAATTAGAATTATGTATAAACCTGATCATGAATATTTTTTTAATGTTGAAGTCGCTGCAGATAAAATAGTGCAAGTGCATGCACGTAGTATAAAACAATTTAATGAAATGAAACAAATGCGTAGTTTAATTGCAGATCACACAACCACATATCCACCAAGTATAAAAGAAAAAGAATATCAAAATATATTAAATGGACTATGGGCAACTATGGAAACTATTCAACCACCTGCAGGTACAAATCCAATTGATATGTTAAAGAAAGAATTATTTGATTATGTTAATGGACCAAAAGCAGGAACGTATGCGGCTTTTAAAAGTGGTGCTGTATTACATGAAGATCAATATTTTTATTTTATATATGATAAATTTTACGATGAATTAAAACGTGGAGATTGGAATCAAGAGAGAGCAAGGACAGCAACCATGATAAAACAATATTTTAAGGGTGAGTTTGATTGTCAAAAAAGATTTCCAAAAGGAGACAACGATGAATCATTTCCACCATTAAGAGTTTTAAAACTTCCAAAAGAAGGTTTAGAAAAAGAAGACATACCAGATGAAATAATAGAAATAGAAGATAAGGAGAACATAGTATGACGAAACCACCTAAGATTTACATATCAATGCCAACATATGATTTAATGCAAGTATCAACTTGCATATCTTTGGTAAAATTATTTAATAAACTTACCCTTGCTAAAATGCCAGCAGAGATAGGAACATTTAAATGTCCTTATGTTGGTTATGGAAGAAATGTATTGACTGCAATGTTTTTAGAGTCAGGTTTTGATTATCAATTATTTGTAGATGCGGATATGGAGTTCGAACCTGATGTTGTTGGGCGTATGATTATAGCACAAAAAGATGCTATCTGTGTGCCATATAGAAAAAAAACTCAAGACAATGTGGTTAAATTTTCTGTAGAGTTTGATGACCCTACCAATATTCAAATAGATGAAAAAGGTATTGTGGAGTTAAAAGCAGGTCCTGCAGGTTTAACATTAATTCACAGAAAAGTTTATGAAAAATTAATGAAAGATAACCCACATCTTAAAATAAAACAAAAAGAAATAATATCTGAAAAAGCAAATTCATATTTTTATAATTTTTGGGACACCACTTTTAGTAAAGATGGAACTTGGTGGGGTGAAGATGTTAATTTTTGTAATTTGATTAGAAAATCAGGTTTTAAATTTTATGGAATAGTTGATGGTAAAACCACGCACCATGGATCATATGGATGGACAGGGACTTTAGCGGATGGATTTAAAAAACTAAATGGAAAAGATCAATAAAATATATGGTCCTCCAGGGACAGGTAAAACTTATAGATTAATTAAACGTGTAAAAGCATATCAACGTAAAGGTGTGCCTTTACATAAGATAGGATACTTTGCGTTTACTAGAAAAGCTGCAGAAGAAGCTCGTAAAAGAATTAATGTGCCAGAAAAACAGGTGCCATACTTTCAAACTTTACACGCATTTTGTTATCATCTCATAGGATTGAAAGAAGAAGATATTATACAACCATATCATTACGAAGACTTAGGCAAAAAATTAAATATACGTGTTTCATTTACGGACAAGTATAATGAAGAAGAGACACATTTTTTAACTTGTAATAATCCATATTTTCAAATGATACAAAGGGCTATCAACAAAGATATTAATATTAGACAAGAGTTTGATTTGAACGAACATGACAAAAGAAAAATAAACTACGATACTTTAAATCACATTTATAAAAATTTACAAATATACAAAGATAAAAATAATCTTTTTGATTTTAATGATATAATTAAAGAAGTAATAAACTCTGATAAAATACCAAAGTTTAAAGCGATATTTATTGATGAAGCACAGGATTTATCACCATTGCAATGGCAACTATATGATAAATTAAAAGAACATTGTGATCAAATTTATTTAGCCGGTGATGATGACCAGGCCATTTATGCCTGGGCAGGTGCGGATGTAAAAAGATTTGTACAAGAACCTGCAAAAGAAAGAATACTAAGACAGTCAAGACGTATATCAATGTCTGTGCAAGCAGAGGCAAGATATCCTATCATGAAGATACAAGGTATTAGAAAAACAAAACATTATAGGCCTAGAAGTTATGATGGAGAATCACATTACATATCAGATCTTAATCAAGTAGATTTAACACAAGGTAAGTGGCTTATACTTACAAGAACTAAAAGTAATTTGTTAGATATCATGAAAGATTTAAAACGTAAAAATTTATATTATCAAAGTAATAAAGGTAAAAGTTTTAAAGTAGGTATGTATGAAGCCGCCGCTGCTTATACTAAATGGGCGATGGATGAAATATTAGATGACAAAGAAATAAGTGCAGTTAAAGAATATATACCAAATGCTGATTGGGATGTTAAAGTTCCGTGGTATGATAAATTCGTAGCTGATCAAAAAGAAATTTTATATTTAAGAAATTTAATTGCATCAAAAGAAAATCTAAAACAAAAAGCAAGAATTTGGTTGTCAACCATTCATGCAATAAAAGGTGGTGAAGAAGATAATGTTATCTTATCATTGCACCAAGGACGTACCATACAGCAAGGAATTAAATCAAGTGTTGACAAACAAGATGAAGAGCATAGAGTGTGGTATGTTGGAATCACGAGAGCAAGAAATAATCTATATAAGTTAACAGCTAAAAAGAAATTAAAGGAGTATCAACTATGACAGATAAGCATATATTTGATGAAGCGTTTCCTCAATATACTCAGGTCGGTGGGAATCATTACACTAAGTTTCCTATTCAACCTTACGAGTTTATTTCTAAAAACGATTTATCATTTTTTCAAGGGAACGTTATAAAATACGTTTGCAGATATCAAAGAAAGGGAGGGGCAGAGGATATTAAAAAAATAATACACTACTGCCAATTAGAATTAAAAAAAATAAAAGATACTAAATGATATTACCACCAACAGAATGGGTTCAGCCTACAGAGTATCCAGATCTTAGATCTTATGATGAGATAGCTATAGACTTGGAAACAAAAGATCCAGATTTAAAATCAAAAGGATCTGGCGCGGTTATAGGTAATGGAGATGTAGTGGGCATATCTGTAGCCACATATAATGATAAATGGTATTTTCCAATAGCTCACAAAGAGGGACCTAACATGAATAGAAAAAAAACTATTGAGTGGTTTAAAGATATTCTTGAGTGTCCAGCTACAAAAATATTTCATAATGCTATGTATGATGTATGTTGGATACGTAGTTTAGGTTTAAATATCAATGGTTTAGTAGTTGATACCATGATTGCATGTTCTTTGTTAGATGAAAATAGATTTTCTTACACACTTAATACTTTGTCTTGGCATTTTTTAAACGAAGGTAAAAACGAACGTGCACTAAATGAAGCTGCAAAGTCAAGAGGACTTGATGCAAAAGCTGACATGTGGCAACTGCCTGCACAAGAAGTTGGAGCGTATGCAGAAAAAGATGCAGAGTTAACTTTTAAACTTTGGCAACATGTAAAAAAATTAATGATAGAAAATGATTTACAAGATGTATTTAATCTAGAAACGGATCTTTTTCCTTGTCTTGTTGACATGCGTTTTTTAGGCGTTCGCGTAGATACTCAACGAGCTTACGAACTGCGTAAGGAATTGATAGGACAAGAGCACCTGTTATTGCAACAAGTTCAAAAAGAAACAGGCATAGATACTCAAATATGGGCAGCAAGATCAATCGAAAAAGTTTTCCAAAAATTAAACTTATCTTACGAACGTACTGCAAAATCTGGTGAGCCTTCATTTACTAAAAATTTCCTTTCCAATCATGAGCATCCTATCATAAAAAAGATAGCAGAGGCAAGAAAGATTAATAAAGTAAATACTACATTTATAGACACAATATTAAAACATGAGCACAAAGGTAGAATACACGCAGAAATAAATCAAATTAGATCCGATGATGGTGGGACTATCACTGGACGTTTTTCTTACGCCAACCCAAACTTACAACAAATACCAGCGAGAGATAAAGTTTTAGGTCCTATGATTAGAAGTTTATTTATACCTGAAGAGGGTATGAAGTGGGGTTGTTTTGACTACTCGCAACAGGAACCAAGACTAGTTGCACACTATGCATTACGTTACGGATTACCATCAGTAAATACGATAGCTGATTCGTATGACACTGACCCTTCAACAGACTTTCACAAAATTGTAGCGGAGATGGCAGAGATACCTAGATCACAAGCAAAGGTGATTAATCTTGGTTTATTTTATGGTATGGGTAAAGCTAAACTACAGGCAGAATTAGGTGTATCTAAATTTAAAGCTGAAGAGCTATTTGATAAATATCACAGTAAAGTTCCATTTGTAAAACAATTAATGAACGAAGTTATGAAAGCAGCGACTAAGAAAGGACAAATAAAAACTTTATTAGGCAGACGTTGTAGGTTTCCTAAATATGAACCCATACTACGTGGCAGTGACTGGGGTAAATACATACCACCTGAAGATGAAGAGCGTATGCGAGACTTACAAAAAATGGGACCACATTTAAAAAATGATGAGGATGAAATATTAAAAGATAAAGATGGTAATCCTAAAAAGAATTACTGGCATAATAATCCTACGCGTAGAGCTTTTACATACAAAGCATTAAATAAATTAATACAAGGATCAGCAGCTGACATGACAAAAAAAGCTATGTTAGAGTTACATAAAGAAGGTGTCACACCACACATACAGGTTCATGATGAATTAGATATATCAGTTATAAATGATTTAGAGGCTGCTAAAATAAAAGATGTGATGGAAAACGCAGTTGACTTAAAGATACCAAACAAGGTAGACTATGAGGCTGGTCCAAATTGGGGATCAATAAGATGAGGAAGAATTATGGCTTATTTAAATGCGAATATACCGCCGACTTACGCACAAATAAAAAGAGAGTATCTTTATGATTTACAAAAACATCATGGAGAAGTTGAAGACTGCATTATCTTTGGTCTATCAGCTATTACTGGAAGGAGTATACTATGGCATGCTATTATGGAAAACGGTGCAATATTTTATCGCCTACCAATTAGCGCGTTTATTCAAAAGGGATTTGAGCCATCCCGAGTGCCCACAAAACGACTTGATGAACTACAGCTCTGGAATTGTTTTTCTTATTATCCTTCTGTTCACTCTTTCGATATACTAGCCGGACAAGCCGGTAAATACATAGGTAAAGATAAAAAATGGCATCATGGAAAGTATTTATTTACTGTTGACTTTGCACACCCTGAAAGTAATATACTTGACACTGATCATTCAGAGATACCGCACGAGCATAAGTGCGCTCACATTATTGCCCTAGACGATGGCAATTTTGCTGCACAACCAAACAATCGATGTATATGGGACATACCTTCTTTTACGGTAAAAGATAATATTCCTGATTGGAAAGTGCAAACGAATGAATGGAACGTAGAAGATAGTAGTCAGTGGAGAACAGAAGATACTGATAAATTCTTTTACGAGATTGAGGAGAAAAAAAAATGAAATGTGAAAACTGTGGAATGGGGTTTATAATAACACCTATTAATGTAGATAAGGTGTGTCCGCATTGTGGACATGTTCACGGTAAAGATTATGTTGAACACACTCATGAGGATGGCGTAACTCACGCTCACCCTGGTGGAGATGTTCCACATACACATGAGGAGGATAATATGATTAAAAAAGCAGTAAAATGGGTATGGAATATCATTTGCTGGCCGTTTAAAAAGCTAGTACAATGGTTATGGACAAAATAATTTATGGCCAATAAACCTTTATCAATATCAGAGTCGGCAGCCGTCCAAATGCCAATGAAGACGGTTGCCTCTTTGATTGTTATCGTCGCTCTCGGCACGATGGGATATTTTCAAATCGTAGAACGTATTAATATTGCTGACACTAAAATAAAAATAATGGAGCAGGATGTTGAACAGAATACAGAGTTTAGAATAAAATGGCCACGTGGACAGATGGGTTCATTGCCCGCGGATTCCGAGCAGTACATGATGCTGGAGGATCTTTACAAGACCACAGATCGTTTAAACAAACACATTGAGTCAATGGCTTTAAATAAAGTGAACATAGAATTTTTAACAAAACAAATGGACAAAGTCTTAGTTGATATTGAAAAATTAAAAGATGCTAACAGAGATCTTGGTTATACAAATGGTAAGTCACAATGATAGAGGCTGTTGTAGGATTACTAATGTTTATCAATGGAGAAATAAAAGAGGCACGACTGCAAGAATCGATGGCAATGTGCCTTCGGGGGAAACGTGAAGCTGAGAGACAATACAATGAGTCTGTCACCTACAAATGCTGGAAGGGTTCTGCAGAATTAGAGGAAAATATTGATGGCTCGAAATCTATTAAGAAACTTATCATATCTAAATAAATTTGCACAAAGATTAAGAGATGCAAGGTTTTATCAACGTAGAAAAAATAGTAAAAAAATATATAATAGAAAAAAAATAAAAAATGAATCTTACACGTAATTTTACCTTATCAGAGCTCATTAAATCCGACACTGCAATACGTAAGGGTATCAATAATAATCCTAACGCAGAGCAGATAGAAAAACTAAAAGCGTTGTGTGAAAATATCTTGCAACCAGTACGTGATCATTTCGGTAGAGTTAAAATTACTAGCGGATATCGTAGCTCAGAACTATGCACAGCAATAGGTAGCTCTGTAAACTCACAGCATGCCAAGGCTGAGGCCGCAGACTTCGAATGTATTGGAGTAGACAACGCTGAACTTTTTGATTGGATTAAATTAAATCTTGAGCCAGACCAGTTAATATTAGAGTTTTACACTCCAGGTGAGCCTAACTCAGGTTGGATACATTGTTCATGGATACCTGAAGGTAGACGTGCATCATTCTTACATGCATATAAATCAGAGGGTAAAACAAAATACAAACCCATATTAGGAAAGGCACAAGATCTTGTCTAAAAAAATACTTGTAATGAAAGCTTTTTCAAACATTGATACAGTGCATGGTCACTGTGAAGAGTGTGAAGAAGATACTATTTTAGTTGCAATTGTATCTGAGTTTTATAGATGTACAAATTGTGGAGCAGACACTAGACAACACATAAATGGAAGTATAAGATATATAAAATTAAGTGAAAGTGATAAAGCATATATAAAATCTAATGGCGAGAAAGTTTAAAGCATTTGTAGAAAGACCAAAGCCTCGTAAGAGACCTAGACGTCACACAAAAAGATTAAATAAAAATTTTAAAAGACACTACAAACCTTACAATCGTCAAGGTAGAAGACCATAGTGGACCATACAGAATCAATAGTAGAATTAAAACAAGCGTTAAGTGAAAACTTTATTAAAAAAATAATTCCATTAATAAATAAAAAAGCAACAACTTATTTAGGAACAAGAGGTGATTTTGGTAGAGATGTTAGAAATGTCAAAGGATATCACCTTGGATTAAGAACACCAACAGATATGTTTTATTGGAACTTTATAAAAAGTGAAGTTGAAAGATTGTATTTTTTTTACAAAGCAAAATTCCCTTTGATGATGAGTACAAAAATTAATCAGATTGATTTATTACGTTATAAAAAAGGTGGAAAATATGAAGTGCACACAGATCATTTTACAAGTAGTGTTAGACATTTAAGTGTAATTATGAATTTAAATGAAGAGTATGAAGGTGGTGAATTAATTTTTACAGATCAAAAAGAAAATGAAATAAAAAGATATAAACTTGGTAAAGGATCCGTAATATTTTTTCCAAGTAACTTTATGTATCCACATAAAATTGCACCTATAAAGAAAGGAACTAGATATAGTATAGTGGCATGGCTTCAATAAAACTTAAAGTAATTAAGAACTTTTTTACCAAAGAAGAATTACCTGTAATTCAAGAATATTGTTTGAGTAAGTTAGACTCTAATAAAGATTATGAAATAGATGATCAATCATTTTCTCCAGCATGGTATCATGATCCTCTAATGACAGCGTTATTAAAATCTAAAAAACAATTAGTAGAAAAAGAATCTGATTTAAAATTATGTGAAACCTACGCGTACTGGAGATATTATGTATTAGGTGGTACTCTTGCTAAACATACAGACAGACCTGCATGTGAAATTTCTATAACTGCCTGCATAAAAAAATTTGATAACTGGCCTATTGCAGTTGAGAATCATTACTTTGATTTACAAGAAGGTGATGCAATTTTATATTCTGGTTGTGTTCAACAACACTGGCGTCCCGGTGTATATAAAGGTGAAGGATTAGCACAAGTGTTTTTTCATTACGTTGATAAAGATGGACCGTTTGCTCATCATGCATATGATAGCTATTATAAAGAAACAGGTAATAAATTGTCTGATCAAGATAAGGAGGAAGTATATGGACAGAAAATGGCTTATGAAAAAAATAAGCGATCAAGCAGATGAAGTAGCTAGACAATGGAATAAAACTAGAGATCCAAAATTTAAGACTCTATGGTATTCTTTGATTCGTCAGGCTTCTTCTTTGGTACGATCACAGTCTGACAAGTAAATCTAGGAAAGAGTTGTAAACTTTCTATTTGTTGTTCTGTAAAAGTTTTTTTACCATAAAGAACTTCGTAAGATTCACCTAGTCCTTTTTGAACACAACTATAGTGTGTATTATGATAAGACTCATATTTGTGTTGATCCTGAGGGACTTCTGCACATTGATTACCTACCACAGAACACACATATATTGTTAATAAAAATTTCATTGACAACCCTTGTAAAATTATATAAATATCCTATATGTTTAGATATTAATGAAAGGATATACTAGATGACAGATATAAGCAAATACAAAAGTCTCGCAGTCGATCATGCCTGCTATGATAAGATTGATCAGATGACCAAGATCCTGGCACCAGGGGTCACTCTATCAAGAGCACAAGTGATTAGAATGTTAGTAGAAGAGAAAGCAAAAAAATTAAATGGTAAAATTACAAAGCGTATTTCCAAAAGCGGTTAACGTTATTGGTGAAACAAGAAATCCAGAACGTAGTCTTTGGCGTAATGTTTTAATTGTAGCCCTGGAGGATGCACTAGGACGAGGATGGAGAAGTTATGGATTATCTTATGGCCATCGTGCAAGTAGTGCTAGAGCATACTTTTTAGAACCTAATGCTGATTTTAAAATTGTATGTCACTACGCAGGTTTTGACCATGAATATGTTAGAGAGAAAGTTAGAAAGTTTTTAAAGGAGAATAAAAATGAAGAAAAAAATTATTTGCACAGTTTGTAATGGTAATGGTTTTGTTAGAATACCATACGAACTTGTTCGCGAAGAACAATGGGCAGATTGTGAATTTTGTAATAATCAAGGAGAAGTAGAGGAGGAGATAAAAGATGATATCGACGACGCAACCAAGCAATGAAGCCAAAATAAAATTTTTACAAGGCGTATGTAGACGAGCTGGTAAACAAATAAAACAATTAAAAACTCGCATAAAAGAGTTAGAAAATAAAAAAGTAAAAAGATTTGGAGAAGATTGTGATTAAAGGAGATAGTGTAGAATATAAATTATTAGAAGCATGGGTAAAAGGTTTAAAACCTAGAGATTTTTATTTAACCGTAGAGATTGGGGTTCGAGAGGGTTATGGCTCTCTCATTATTACTGATGCATTAAAAGATAAAAATTATTTTCATATTGGTATCGATCCGTATGGAGATTTACTTTACAAACATCTTGATAAACAGATAGATCGTGAGAAAGGTACAATTGCATACTGGACAGACTTTGAAGGTAGACCTTTAATAAATGAAGATGGTACACCAAAAGTACCTACATACCCTAACTCGATGAAACAAATTTTTTTAAGTCAATTTAAAAATCATGAAAATTTTATTTTGTATCAACTAGAAGATACAGAATACTTTAACTCGTTCGGTGCTGGCGTTCCTATATATCGTAATGGAGAAAAAAAGGTAATGAATGTTTACGATTTTGTACATTTTGATGGACCACATACTACTGAAAAAGTATTAGAAGAAGCTGTATTTTTTGCAAATAGGTCACGTGTTGGTACTAGATTTGTATTTGACGATCAAAAAGCATATGACATGAGTAAGATAGCATACATCCTAGAAAACTTTGGTTTTAAAACAACTGAGATGGGTGATGATAAATGTATGTTGGAGAGAACAGAGTGAAAAATTTTAAGTATAGAAAAGGACCAGCTTCAGGTGAAAAAAAATGCTACGCGCTAAACACCTCTGAAGGTTACATATCGGGATTCGTAAAACATACCCTGAGTATTGGAGCCTTTGCCGACCTAGGAGTACGTGCACGGAAACTAGGCGGTTGTATGATTATATTTTTATTACTAACCAATTGCAGCGCCAAGTTTGATGGATATGACCCAACCACTGCAATGTTAAGATGGATAATAACACATGATACCAAAGACAGATAGAGCATATATTGCTGGGCTTTTTGATGGCGAAGGCAGTATTTATTACAAAAAAGTAAAAGAAAAGAAAAAGAAACACAAAGGTCAACCAGGTTATAGATATGCAAACGCATGGCGTATCAGTATGGAAATTACCATGACAGATAAATCTGTAATCATGTGGGTACACGAAGTATTAGGATGCGGAACTTTTAACCACAAACCACGTAAAGGTTTGCGTAAAGATGGAACACCATATTTAAAACAATACAAATGGCGTTGCACATTTAGAGATGCTTATTTTGTGTGTTGTTTAATATGGCCTTGGGCACATACTAAACTACCTAAAATTAATCAGATCATAGCACATTATGATCCTGGAACATGCGGAACCTACGATGGTATTAAAATGAATGGTAAAGTAGTAGATTTACGAACCTATAAAGAGATGATGAGTTTAGAATGAATTTAATTTATGGACTAGGTATGTTGTTGGTAGGTATAGTTGCAATTACAATTGCATCTATAATAATTTATTATGTATTAAGAAAGGTAAACAAAAATGATATGGAGCGGTAAACCAAAGTTTGATTATCAAACTATAAAAAGAGTAGATAGTGAGTCGGGTCGAGTCTACGATATTAATAACGAAAAGTTACCATCTGTTACAACTATTTTAGGTGCAACTAGATCGGCTGAGTCGGAGGCAAAACTGGCAGCATGGCGGCAAAGAGAAGGCGAAATTAAGGCAGACAAGATTCGAGATGATGCAGCCGCTAGGGGTACAATTATGCACCGAATATTGGAAGGATACATAAAAGGTGAAGGTCATATGGATCTAACTAAATTAGGTGTAGAAGCAGGTACAATGGCTCAAAACATCATCAATAATGGCCATTTCAAGCCTTTAGAAGAGGTTTGGGGGCTAGAGATGCCTCTATGGTACCCTGGATTGTATGCGGGCGCCTCAGACGTTGCTGGAATCTACGAAGGCCGGGAGTCT